TAGATCCGCTATTAGGTTTAAGCTCTTGTAAATAAGATTTAATAACCCAGCGTAGAGCCACTAATAAACTTGTGCATACGGCGCATACGCCAACGGCTAAAGCGACCCATTCGCCTGGTGTCATGCTTCATCTGCACCGAGGCCATAAGCATCATCGGATTTATCTAAAGCCCTAGCTGCTGGGCCTGCAAGTGCGGCCACTACTACTGATATAACTGGATCTAGTCCTAACTCATTACTGGCTAGGAATGTTAAGAATGATACAAGCACACCCCTAAGATATGATTTAAGTATTGCCTTTTGCTTCTCACTGATTTTCATATGTTACCCCCTAGTAGTGGTATATCAAACGGCTTACTATCTTTATCACCTAACTTTGTAAAGCTAATATGTATGTGCTTTGTGTGCTTGTTAAATCCAGAATATTTACGCCACTTAAAATTAAGTATCTTGCTAGCGATCATGCCATTATGGATTACGTAAGATATGCGCTTATCGGTTTTTGCACAGATTCTGATCTGGTCAGCCAAATATATTGAGAGCCCTTCGGATGAATCCAAGCGAGAATCCACATCAATGGCTCTGACACATCCTGCATCTGGATTATGATCCGATTTTCTGGTGGAATGACGAGCATCGCCCAGCCACCCATCAGAGGTAGTGCGGCGATCTTGGTACCACGTATCAATCTGATCTCTTAACTGTGTACCCGCAGCGCATAGCCAAGGTTTCATTTAATTTGCTATAAACCTAATGCACGAAGATCATCGGTAGTTAAACCCAGTGCGGCTAGTTTACCTTCGGCTGCGGCTTTGGCCTGAGCCTGTGCCTCGGCTTCGGCTTTTATTTCTAATGCCTTTGCCTGATCTATTTCTTGTTGAGCCAATTCCTCTGCGTTTAATTCACGCTCAACTGTTTCGCCTGTTTCACAATTAACAATTAATTTACTCATTATGATATACCATACAATCTAATAGATGTGTTTGTTGCGTTTGACATAGTTCCAGCGCCGCCAATTCTTACAATATTAACCTGTGTTATAGCCGTAGTAGAATCGTAAGTTCCTACAAAACTATCAAAATATGAAGTAGTACTATATCTAAATCTAAACATTCCGTAATACTCTTTTAATTTAGTAGCGGAAGAATAGTTATCTATCAACAAATAACCTGCTGCTCTTTCTGATAATACAGTTTTATCACATCCATACCCAAAAGGTGCTAAACCATTGTTACCATCTGTAATATCTGATACTCCGCCACTTTCAACAGCCTGACTACCACCTCTAAAAGCGCCAGCCATATAATGATAATTGTTTCCACTATCGGCATTGAATCTAACACTCATAGTTGTTGTGCTATTAGATTCATAAATACCCTGCCAAGTTAAGAGCAATTGTTTGTAACTACCACTAATAGATGTAAAATCAATAGCAGAGTTAGCACTCGCAGTTTGTTCTTGAATCAAAGTCATGCCACCACTACTAGCAGGTGTAGCCCATTTTAATCCAGTGGCTGCAGTTGAGTCGGCTGTAAGAATAGTATCGTTAGCACCTACAGTTAATTTAGCAAAAGTATCTGCGCCAGTACCAGCTACTAAATCACCCTTAGCATCTATAGCTGTTGCCATAGAGTTAGTTACGGTAACTGTGCCAGAAGTGCCGCCACCTGATATACCTATACCTGCGGTTACGCCTTCAATATCACCAGTTGCACCTGATGCTACCCAAGCTGCGCCATCGTAATACCACAAAGAATTAGTATCTTTAGTAAATGCAAAGTTACCTTCTGATGGTGATGTAACGGCTGCATCTCTAGCTGCTGCACTTGCAAATACCCAAATATTCTGCATTAAATAACCATCAACATCGGCGGCGGTCAGTACCTCGCCTGTCTGAAAATCCTTAAACCCTAAACCTGCTGCCATTTTTACTCCTTAGTAACTTAGGACATTATAGTCTAAAGTGCCATAAATCGTATCATTTAGGATAAATGCGTCTATGATCGGCTCTAATGTCGTGAACGTGGTTTTCCAACTATTCGGTGTTATGTTCATTCTTACACCAAAAATCTGTAGAGTCTTTTCTAAGGTAGATCCACCTGGCTGTGTAGTAATTACCTTTATAGGATCAAAGAAGTCTAGGTCTAGGGCTGCGATAATGCCTGTATTGTAATTAGGCGTATATAAGTCAAGCACTACGGAATCCACCCGTATCGTTGTCTCAGCTCTACTGGCAACATAAGCCTGAGCATAATCTAGGGCTACTGCATCGGTCTGCATAAGTAGGTTATCTTGAAAATAACTGTGCAAAAAATATTTGTCTATGCTGGCTTGGTTTAAGGCTACCTGTGCAGTGCCACCAGCCCTGGTAATTGTGGCTTTATTAAATACCAATACATCGTTAAGAATCCAACTAGCATCAAAATATTCTATGCCTGTGCCATTGTCTGCAAAGACTGTAGGTGTGCCACCAATAGATCCAGCCGTAACAGATCGGTCTTGGAAAACAAAACTGCCAGACGCGTCAATATACAAAGCACCATACTCTGATAAGGCTACGGTAGAAAGAGCTTGTAATGCTGTGCGGTTAGTGCCTGGATCTGCCTGCATAGTAGTAAGACCTGCATCTACGTCACGCATAGTCGCTGGCCATGAGATTTGATCTAATATTTCGTTTACACGTGTGCCTGATAAGTCGCCTGCAGTAGCACCTGTAACCGTACTGATCTGGGCTAACTGTGCAAGTCTGAACGCATCTACAGCTTGTATTGTGGTTATGGCTAAATCTTCACCAGACTCGTCTGGATAAGTAGTTACATAACTTGTAATAAACCCTGAAAATATAGGATAAGTAACACTGCCATAGGTTGCAGTAATCTGCACCTTTTTCATAGGTGTTAATAAATTATAGTAAGGCCCCGATACGTTCATTGGGTTAAAGTCACCCGACTGATCGACAATACGTAAAGTAAGTGCGCCCGTTTGAAATTGATCGGATAGTGCAGTACGGCCTCTGTTAGTCTCGATGCGATTAACCTGATTAGACACATCTACAACTACATAATCTGTACCAGATAACACGTTAGTGCCTAGTATTCCAGTATCTAAAATTAAAGCAGCTGCAGTGCTAGGCCCAGTAGTAAAGTTAATTACAGCATTTATTACTGGTACGGTCATACTATAAAGCCATTAGGTACTGTTGAGTAACCCGACCTTGTGGCCACCTGTATGCTCTCTGCTATAGCCTGACTTAGCCTGTCGCCACCTGCATCTACAGTTAATCTAATATCCATCGGGGTTTGTGAAGAAGAACGCTGAGCATTATTTTGGCTTAAAAATTCATTTATGCGTGAGTTCAATTCTCGCGTAGATTCTATTGCTACATCTTTTTGAAATGCAGCTATTTTTTCGTTAGTTGCCTGAGCTGTAGATAGGGCATAAGAGTAAGTAGGTGCTGCAGTTGAGGTCGGTGTTTTAACGCCACCTAATGAAGCTATGAATGCAGCTATCTGAGCGTTTAACGCCCGCACCATTTCTAGGGCTGTATTTTGTAAGTAATCATCTATCTTAGTGTTTAATGTTTTTACCTTAAATAATGCAAAGTCTTCTAAAGACATACCTGCCAGTTTTGCTTGCTCGGCAAGTTTTCTTAATTGCTCAGTTGCTTCTAATTCCGCCAGATACTTTTTAGCCAAAGCCTCGTTATTGTCCAGGATTGCTAGCTGTGATTTTAGACGTAACTTAGTCTCTTCATCGGTGGCATTGTTCAAAGCTGCGTTTATGCCTATGCGCTCTAAATCAAACTTTTTCTTTAATTCTTCTACGTTCTTATTCTCAATAGCGTTCTTTTTTTGCAATAATAATAATTCTAATGCTTTAGCTTTTGCTAATTTATCCTCGGTTTGAAATCGTTTTGCATCTATACGGCCTGCGCTACGTTGTTTATTAAATGGTAAAGGTGTAGTTTGTAATTTTGCACCACGGCTTCCTAAATAATCTAACAGTCCGCCTATGACTGGCACAAAAGATAAAGCACTCATTCCTTTTTCATCACCACTGGATTTTATATTTAGCAATTCTCTTGTTTTTGCAATTAAATCTGCCATGCCCAATGTAGCATTACTAATTTCAGTTGCTAAATCTTCCATGGCTGTAGCTGTAGTTGCTATTGATTTATCTTTAGATAATAAAACTAAAGAATCTAGTAAACCTTTGCCTATAATTTCTTTAGCATTTTCTGCAGAAGCAGTTAAAAGATCCATTTTTCCAGCATAAGTATCTAATCTGGCTGCTGACTGGCCTGCAAACTTTTTATTAAGTTCGGCCATAATTGCATCCATGTCGCCAGTTTTTAATAATGTTTTGCTTAACCCAGCACCTAACCTGCTTAGACCTGTAGTATTTCCTGCATAGCCACGTGTTAAAGCTGAACTTACTTCACTTAATGATTTACCTGTTGCAGCACTTATATTTAATGCAGTGCTTAATGCGTCTTGACTTTTAGTAATTGATCCAGTTACCGTTAATAATTGCTGTAGTGCTGGACGTAATTCATCATCTAGTACGCCTGTAGTTTTCTGTAAATTAGCAATATACATCTCTACGCCTGGTGCGCTAAACTGGTAGCCAGTGTTTTTTAATTGTTGCTCTAAAGACTTGGCGGCCTTCTCATCGGCCATAAATGCTTGCACTGCTTTTTTACTGTAATTAGTTAATGCACTAACGCTAAACGCTGCACCAAAAACTTTGGCAAAACTTTTTATTTGTTTTTCAAAAGTACTTATTTCTTTTTTGCCTTTTTTTAATCCTTTGTTATCAAAGGTGCTGACTGCGCTGACAATTAAATTAGGCACTATGCAGCCTTTCTAAGTTCTGTGTCTTTTTTAAACTTTACGGCTACCGTGTCAATAGCATTAACTACCTTTGGAATAATTATACTTTTAGTCTCATCCCATGCACGATAAATCACACGACCTCGTTGCATGCCTTGGCCTTTCATGGTTGATAACATTTCAGCTGCAGAATTAAACTGTGCTGGTGCATTAGGGTTTAATGATTTGTTATCTCTAGGTCTATTTAAACGACCTGCTGTTTCAAAGATTGCGCCTGAGCGAGAATTGTTATATACGTAAAATGCAGCTCTAAATCCTTTATTGTTTGCTTTATTTTGACCTGCAGAGTATTGCACTCCACTCTTTGCTAATTCATAATCATAAGGTGGAAATAATCTTTTTGGTTCTTTAATTGTATCTATTGATGCAGTGCCTTTACCCCAGCCACTTAACACTTCGCTTTGTTGTGGTAAATAGCCACGTGCCCGATTACGCACAATTAACATAGCCTGCCTTATATTCTTTGACATCTCTTTGTTTAGGTCTTTGTCTACGTCTTTCATAGCCTTTTGAAGTTGCTTAACGCCTGTGACGTTTACTGGCATTTCTCATCTCCTTTGACCTATCGCTTAGCACCTGCATTATTGCTGTGAGCATGTCTGAATCCATATTGATAAACTCACTAGGCGCAATTCCAGTCTCTACACTTAAAGCAGCCACCGTATAGAGAATGGAATCACGCTGTACTATTTTTTTTCTTCGTCTAATACCTCGACAGTTTCTAAGCTGTCAATAAACTCTGCACCCCATAAAGGTACTTGTGCGCCTGATCTGCGTAAGCATTCCCAAGCGAGCCAATAGATATTCGACTGCATTTCTGTTTCTCTAAGCGCCTTAGAAATGCCCATACCCTTACTAATTTCAAAAGCGTACTCGACACCTGGTGTTATCTTATGCTCAGATACTTCACCATTAGCCCTTGTTATCTTTAGCTTTGCCATTATTACTCCTTAATTAGAATGCCACCGATGATGACACTGTTACTACTGAGTTTACTGTAAAGGACAGACTAGATGTTGCAATTTCGGCTACGCCACCTTGACCGATTGGGGTTAGGTTGTTTACCAAAATTGAGAATTGATAAGTTGGGTTAGCAGCTGAGACTGCAGTGCCTTTAACTGTAATTACTGACACTGCTAAAGTTGTTCCAAATGCAGCGTTAAGTGTCTGCATAACCTGAGAAGATGCCCAGTCATTGATAAAGTCGATAGAAAATGTGGCAGATTGCAAACCCTGAGCGAAGCGGTGAGAAAGATCGCCCATTGTTGTGACCTCAAGCTCGTCTACAATTTGGTTAATTACTGCGTTAGATACATAAGAACTAATATCTATTGAAGGTACTGTAGGCGCAGCGGCAGTAGCCAATTTAACGCCTACATTGTTATTTAAGTATATGGCCATTGTTATTCCTCTTCTTTTTTAGTTTGTGCGGTTTGTTTTGGTGCTTCCTTGATTTGGCCTATCTTGATTAAGAAGGCTAAGTCTTCTGCTTGTGAACTCATTTTAACTCCAGCTCGTTAGGATTGATACGGTGATTTCTGACGTTAATAAATCTCCACTAGCTGCATTAGTTATAGCTGGAGCGGAGACACTTGATATGTTATAGACCAGGGCCGATGCCGCTAGTTTTGTTACTACTGCCACGATAAAGTTTTCTATGCCTAGCAAGTTGCCCTGATTATCAAATGCAGGTGTAGTTATCAAAATCTTAAAATTAGCCAGGGGTGCAATGCTTGTCTGGCTATTATTGCTCGGCACAATATAAGGATCGCTCGGTGTGACCACGACACTATTTGCAAGCAAAGTTGCTGGTGGAAATGCGAAGGTAGACCATACGCCGTTATTTGTCAGGGCGGTTGCTAAAGTGCCACGTAAGGTGCTTATTGCAGCCATTAGCCGACCAGTGAATTAGGACTAGAATACGG